ACGTTACGATGGTATCTTACGAGAAGAAGGTTGCACCAAAGATCAGCATGCAGGACCTTTTATCTTACAAGGTATATGGAGAGCCTGTTAACATGGAGCTTCTGTACACTGAGCTTGAGGATGCACTACTCTCAATTGCTGTTGCACAATCATTCTTTAACCGTCAGCCATACAGAGTAATCGTTGATGACGATATCGTATCGCTAATTGGACTTGACGACGACCTTACAACAGCTGAGGATCAGCTTCTAAACTACGGAATTGCAATGTTTAATTTCTATGCAGTTCTTGACTCGACTAGAGCTGGTGTAAAGATGTGGAGTTTCGATGATGCAGGCAGGGATCTAAAGCTTCCTGAAAACGCCCACTACATTGCAAAGATTAGAATTTAATCAATATCATCGTATTAGCTGAACCCCTGCAGAATTCAATAATCCACGCGGCCAGCACGACACAAAACAGAATTAAAAAGCCTATGGCATAACCATAGACTACTTTCATAGACGGCTTGGCATTCCCTTTCGGTATGTGTTCATTTATGTATCCGACAGCTTTTTTCCATAAATCCCTTATTTTCTCGAACAATCACATCACCTTTCCTATCAATGCAATTACCACAGAAATAATAGTGGAAATCAGCCCGGCTACCTTATAGATATTATCTATTCTGTGATGCGCGGATTTCGCGCTTTGTTCTGCCCTTTCGTGCGCTACCTGAAGTCTCTGTATTTCAGGTAGCATTTCGACAAGCATGTCAAGTTTCGTTTCGATCCGGACTATTCGCTCTAACGCTTCCGGACTTATATCCACCATACTCATTATTTATTGTCCTCCGTCTTATTTTCAGGCTTTTCTTTCAGTGGTTTGCTCCGGATGCATTTCTTATTTGTACAAAGTCCTGTTTTTTTATCCATTTTGCGGTGACACAAAAAGCAACGTTCCATTATATTTCGCTCCTTTTCTTCGCATATTCGCTAATCAATTCTTTTCGTTCTTCTTTTAACTCAGTGTATAGATCCTCATCTTCAATCGCTTTAGCTTTTGCCATTTCGAGTTCAATATTACTTAGTTTATCCGCGTATTTTCTATCCAAGGTATTGAGTTCTATCTGTCTCTGCGCTTCTACAGTCGGTTCCGGAGCAACATATTTAATCGGTTTCCCGTCCGCGCCGCGGATGTACCCATCAAGGTACTGGTTAAAGGCATCGGCGCCAATTGGTTCCACCACAACGGCCTCTGGGAATTTCTCCTTTGCTTCCGCGAGAGCTTCTTTCAGTTTCTTCGGATTCTTTTCTGGATTAAAATCACAAATAATACTTCCGACTCGCTTCCCGTTCGCACCGAACCCTGTTATATAAAAATCCACATTAGAACTATTCATTTTTTTACTCCTTTCAATTAAAATAGCCTCCTAAAAGGAGGTTTTATTATGAGTAAACCTAACGGCTATGGCTTTATTAAAAAGTTGTCAGTCAATTGGATGGCAATTTGTCATTAAGTTTTATTACAATATGCCTATTTACCAAATGCAATCCACTGTGCATCTTGACCTGTTCCCGAATTATCATGCACAGACAACGTAAATCCTGTTAATGAATTGTATTCAACAGCACGTGAATCGAAGTAAGCAGTACCTTGATGGTTTGTTATTATTTTCCGAAAAGAATTAAACGCTATCGGGAATGTTACCCATCCGTGCTCATTAGATCCCCACTGCATAATTAGCCCACCAAAGAAGATTCCTAAGCAAACATATCCGTTTTGCGCGATGTTGTAGCGTACACCAGACGCAGTCAATACCATTTTCAACAGCTGACCGAACCATGAGTTAGTTTGCAGCGAGCTGATAGCCGTAATAGCAGATGTTAATGCCAGTTTTTGTATGATACCTTCTGCAAAATCGGATACTTGTGAGACTTTAAATGATTTCCAATGATTCAGTATTCCTCGTACCCATGATGTAGACGTAATCTTGCTGTCAGAGTTATCATTAAATTCTGCATCGTTGGTCGCCGTTTTAATATCTGCAAAAGTAACCAGCTGCCCGCTATCTAAAACTGCCGAAACGTTCCCTGTATTACTGAAAGTCAGATTCAATGTCATTCGTTTAGAAACAACCGTCGTACTTCCCTCTGCCGGCATGGTATCCGGATCAGTATCCGTCATATATGCAAACATGATTTCTCCATCATCCGGATCAGTAGCAAATAATCCGAGCTCTCTTTCTTTAAAAGGTTTAGTTATACCTGTGTTAGTTAATGTAGATACCAACTTAACGATAGATCCGTCTACAGTGCAAGACGCAATCGTCAAATCCTTTTCTCGTTTGACCAGATCGGTCAGACTACTACTACTATTACTACCACTGCCAATACTGATTTTTGTGAAATTCAATGTTGCCAGACCTGCGTTAATTTTTGCCTGCAAGTTGAGCCCTTTTTCTGTTAATGTGAAACCTTGCCAATTAGCCATGATTTTTTCTCCTTTTACGCAATCAACATTTTTATATCAACCTCTGTATCGCTCATTATTGCTACTCCGATACTGATATCTTTTGTAAATTTAAATTCATCTTTAAACCTACTTGAAATAATGATCTCTTCGTCGTCTACAACTGCCGCACCGATAAAGACAGTTCCATTTATTTGGCGTTCAAATTCGATGGAATCGCACCAGCTCCGCAGATTTTTCGATAACTGGATCAGATTAATTAATTGAATTAGTTTACTCTCGTCCGACACTGCTTCAGTCAAACCGGTAACTTTGAAACGGTACGGATTACCTCCATATTCAAACCATTCTTCTATATTTCCGGTTTTGAATACCATTCGTAATGCAGATTCAACACTGTACAAAGTCCCTTTCTTCATATGCCACAAGATACTGGAGCGTATTAGCTGTTCTCTGACCTCTTTTGAAAGCTCTTCATCATACAGATCAGTATGTAATTCCCAGGCTAAATGCAGAAGGATAGTATCATCATACCTGGATAAGTTTTTCCACAAAAGCAGCGTATTGATACTATCGTTAATATTCAGCAGTTTTTGCGTAACCACCTTTGCCAGGGCCTGCACTTCTTCATCATCAGCAATCGATGAAGGGAGAAGTAATGCTAAATCTAAGGCATCCAGATCATTCATCTTCTATCCCTCCATAATTCACCGTATTGCTGCCGTCATTTTTCGCGATGCCAATTACATACGTGTCATTACGGTTGCCATCTTTAATTCTGGTAAAGACTGGTGATGTTATTTCTACTCGTTTGGCACCGGCTGTCAGACATAACTGAATCAGCTTATCCGGGTTAATATCCCTCCCCATTTTAGAATCTTGCCAAGCGATATAGTTCGTCACTGCATTTTCCACATTTCTGCGGGTTGTTTCTGTATCAAGGCCTTTCCCCAGGTAATAGGTCATGTTAATGTTGTAGCTTGTTGTTTCCGGTACCTTAACAGCGACCTTGTCTGTCAGCGGTCTTCTGGTCTCGTCGGATAGATAAGCAAGAACCGTGTTTTGCAATTCTTTCCCCGGCAAACTTCCTCTCGTCTCCACAATATATACATCTACACTTCCCGGCTCTGGTGAAACTGCTTTTGCCTGGTTAATCAAGGATGATGCTGCTTTAGCAAAATATTCATAAGCTCCTGCCGGGCCAGCCGTGCTGAACGATTCCGGGGCCTCCTCTGCACGTGTGCGCAGCGTTTCATCGTCTTCTTCGTCTGCTCCGCCTTCTGACGCTGTAGTATTTACGGCAGATGCAATATACGGGGCTACATCCACCATCGTCGTAACAGTACCCGCTGGCATCCCATTACCAGCCATCCCAATTTTTTGACAGGTACATTTGACCGTCCCGGAAGTCTCCCCAACTTTTATGACCAGCGTTTCGTCCGTTGCAAAGTAGACTTGCGAGCCGTCACTTACACGGGTTCCCTGCGGGACAGTAATGTTAAAAGATACCGCTTTAGACAAAGAGAATTTCTCTGTCAAGGTGGCTGCTGTTCCTGGGGTCCTTGTCACTCCAAGCAGTGCTACCAGGTTGTCCAGGTTTTTCCCTTTAGCGTATTTCAGCAGGTTTTGCTTCCCCGTGTAGTTGATTTTATTCAGCAGCATAATGACTACGGAAGCAATGACTAAGATAAAAAGTCTGACCGGATCAGCTTTTGCCAGTGTTCGTCCGGTTACAGCCGTATACACATCCATCAGATACGTTACTACTTTTTCCTTGTCGGCACTGACAAACTCCACTTCGGGTAAATTACTTACATTCATGAATCATCACTTCCTTTTATCGATACATCAACAATTGGTGTTAACCTCTGCTCATCTGTGTCATACTCAAAATCAATAGAGCGGACTATTACTCTTGGTTCGTAATCCTGAATCGCATTAAAAAGCTCTTCCCGCAAGACACTTTCTGTTGACCCGTCCAATGGTTCATCTACTGCACCCCACGAAATACCAAGTCTACGATCCAACGGAACACTGAACACGTGGGTAGAAAGCAGCGTTCTAATATTTTGTGCAATCTCTGCCATCTGGGAACCTGGCTCCCAATCAATAGCAGTTGCTTTACTGCCTGAAATAATCACAAGATATCACCTACCGTATCATCCACCTGATCCAACACATCCAACGCTTCCTGCTTATACGCGCTAACCTTTTCTTTCACCTCAGATACCTGGGACGCAACATTGCCCCACGGCATACTGGTATTGGTTTCGGTTGCAGCGTTTGCGTCTACCCGGTATTCTTTCAAGGCAACTGATACAGTGACAACGTGCATCTTTCCTCGCTGCTTCCAGTAAGACGGTTTTTCCGACAGACCAGTAATCATCCACTTATTCTGACTGACCGGTCTGTTTCCCAGGATAAAGCTCACGACCTTCCCCGTATCGCGCATATTTCGAAGTACTTCCAATTTCTTTTCAGGCGTTACATTGAGCTGCGAAAAGAGCTGAATATCAAACGTTATTTCTTCCGGATCCAGCCCGGTGAATTCCATATTAGACTTTTCGGCAATAATTTCATGCTCTGCTGATTTAATGTTTCCTTGCCGAGAGTAGTTATCAAACGTCAATACTCTTCGGCTGGACACATTAAAAGTAATACCGCCCACGCCGCTGTGCAATACGTTCACTTTCACTTCGTCGGTAGATAGTTTTTTCAGGCTGCCCGCCAAAGCTTCGTAAGAACCTTGTACGTCTGCTTTGATGATGACCGACAGGGATTGGGCTTGGTTTTCGCCCATGTTGTTGAACATATTTTCCAGCTTCGCCGCCTGCTGTTTGGCAAGGCGCACGTCGCGGTATTTGCCTTGGCGGAAGAGGGCGATTTCGCGCGCTTTTTTCTCGTCGGCCAACACGATGGCGTCTTCGCCGGCATTGGGTACATCCGACAAACCGAGGATTTCCACCGGGATGGACGGACCGGCTTCGGTAATGGCTTTGCCGTTTTCGTCCATCATGGCGCGGATTTTGCCGAAGGCTGTTCCGGCCAGCAGCATGTCGCCTTTTTTCAATGTGCCGCTTTGTACCAACAAAGTGGCTACCGCGCCCCGCGCCTC